TTATAAGGAGATATCAATATGCATAATTTTGACGTTAAGAAAGTAAAAAATGAGATCGTAGAGTGGATTAGAAATTGGTTTGAAAAAAATGGTAAAGGTTGTAAGGCGGTAGTGGGAATTTCTGGTGGTGTCGATTCTTCTGTTGCTACAGCGTTATGCACAGAGGCTCTTGGGAAGGATAGGGTATATGGCGTTTTAATGCCACAGGGAAGACAGAAAGACATCGAATATAGCCATTTGCTTTGCAAATTTTTAGATATTTCATATCAGATTTTCCCAATTGGATCAATTGTGAATGTTGCTGAATACGAAATTAAAACAACATTGGATACTGAATTGTCGAATCAAACAAAAATTAACTTACCGCCAAGAATTCGTATGGCTACATTATATGCAGTCTCTCAGACATTAAATGGTCGTGTCATAAACACTTGTAATATGAGTGAGTCTTATGTTGGATTCGATACACGTTACGGAGATAGTGCAGGAGATCTGAGCCCACTTGCAAATTTTACAAAAACCGAAGTGATTGCTTTGGCAAAAGAATTAGGTCTACCAGACGAATTAGTTCATAAAACACCGCAAGATGGTTTGACTGGGTTGACGGATGAGCAGAGTTTTGGATTTACTTATGCTGAATTAGATTCATATATCAGAGATGGAATTGAGCCAAGTGAGGAAGTAAAAGCTAAGATTGATTCAATGCATGAGAAAAATCTGTTTAAATTACAGCCAATGCCAAGTTTTGTGTATCAGGCGTAAATGAGATACTATATATAGTGTTTATAGAAAATATAGACACTATATATAGTAATATTTTTACAAAGAAACATAGATTTCTTCTGCTTTAGTAGAGAATATATAAATGAGGTAAAACGAACTGAAAACCTGAGATGGTGAAAAGGTAAAGGTGAAGGCTGAAATTAATAAGTCAGTCAACCGATGAGCGTATAGGCTGAAACTCATTTGAGAATATAATGCCTTGGAACAAACCTCAATCCTAACATGTGATGATAAGGAATAAGGATGCTCTTATAGAGTACAGAAATGAATGTACTCTTATTAATATCAAAGGAGAATAGATCACATGACTGATTTGTTAGATTTATTTAAGATGGTTTCTATAGGAAAACCATATACAATTTCAAAATCCGTAATACATTATCCAGTGCCAGGAATGACAAAAGAATATGCTATTGAAGTATGGAAGCAACAAAAGAAACGTGGTGTAACCACATTAAACAAAAAAGAATGGTTAAGAAAATATGGATTAGGAGAATAAATTAACAGGAGGTACAAAATGTACAGTCCATGTATGGAATGTAAATTAAGATACAATAAAGAATATTCATCTGAATGTGATAATAAGTGCGACTATGCTAATATATCTCGAAGGTTAAAATCTGCTAATAATAAACTTGAAGATTACTATAATCAACAGAAAAATAATGAATATTTTAGCGATGATGGAAAGAGATTGATTTGTAGAGTAATTGAAAATTGTCAAAAGATTGTAAATGATACCTTTTTGAGTTAGGAGGATAATAAAATGGCGGAATTTAATAAAGTGGCGATTGTAAATTTAGTAGATGATTA